CTCCCATCGGCTGACCAGTACCATATAAGATGTCATCCCCGTTATCCATAGCGTACAGTCGATCGACTAGAATGGCGGCCCAATTAGAAGCGATAGATTCAGATCCGAATAATAATTTCAAAATTGTCTCTTGAAAAGTTATAGGTAATCTGTCGGTAGCAGCTTTAAGATCTAAGGAGTTTATTTCTATGCCAGAGATACGTGTCCAATCTTTCACTGTCTGAGCAATGACATCCTGTTTAAAGGTACCATCTGAGCGTAAGAGTTTAAGGAATGAGTTGATTGTATTGTGCAATGGAGTTAAGGCCATTTGCGTCCAATAGTCAAGCTGAGCGACGATTCTCGCCTTACCACCCCACTCCTGTATAACAGAAAGTTTACCTAATCTAAGACCCTTCTTGGGTAAGATTTGCTGGCCGTCCACATGAATGCAACCCATAAGATCACGTAAGATTCCAGTTAGTTTAGACTCCTCTAAGAAGGATCTGAACTTTGGGAACGTTTTGGGGGCCCTAGCCCATGCTCGGGAATCCAAGTGCGCCGTCCAAGTCTGGTCCCCGTTAGGTCCACGACTCGTAAGTACCTCGTACTTGAACCCTCGCACGTATTCGGCAAAGCGCTCCTTGAAAGACACAGTATCCATACCTAGGAAGGCCAGTGCTCTGGTCACTTCATCATCCGAAGGATAAAGAGGCGACTTAAGGTCCGTTGTTGGTTTCGCGCGTATTGTTGAGTAATCCGGAGCTGTCTCTACGACCACTACTCTGTCTGCACAGAGCATGGCGTATACGATTCTGAAGAAGAAAAGTGAATCCTCTAACCTGTGTTCTGGGAAAGTTTCATTGAAAACTTCCATGAACCCACCGAGTAATTCAGGGCAACCGGCAGAGTGATTCCACCGCTCATCGGAGATGGACCCTTGTGATATGTCACCACCACGGATAAATTCGATTAGCCACCGTCTCACTAACTTAACTTCTGCGATGAAGTCACGTGGTGAAAGACCGTATAGGATACTCATTTCGTTGAATATCTGCCCGATCAGACCCAGTAATCTTCCTTGATAAGCAGGCTGCTCCAATCTAATAAGATGTTGCAACATTGCAAACAAGTTTTCCAGGTTAGGTCTAGAGATCTTACGTGGTTCTACGTAATCGTACGTAATTGGTATTTTATATTTCATTATTTTATATTTAATTTTCAAATTTTATTTCAAAACCACATTAAAGACAGCCGCGCGAACTCTTAACGGGACCCCATG